CTTTCTTTTCACCTTCTCTGGGGACCCCTTCCAAGATTGTGCTCCTTCACAATCTGAATTAAGTTAATGTCGAAATTGCTGCTGTCCGATAGTCGTCTTGAAGCTCCCCACGCGACGAGGATCAACTGTGATGTTAGCCTTAGACCAACCTCGCAGATGAACGCTTCCTTTACAACTTTCTTTCGAAAGCGTAGAGTAGATGAATATCTTCGACTGGTGCGTAATATAAGCCAAATAGCCTATAACCAAGTCATACGCCAGTGGGTTATCAACCGCTAATGAAATCGCTTTATCAATTCGATACTCGTGTTGCTCATACACTGAATCAAAGTGATGGAAACGTTCACTAGTTGCAAGACGTTGGATCGTCTCTTCCACCGGTCTGGTAGGAAAGCAATCACCCCAATAGTGACCGAGAAAGTGTGGATGCCCGTGTGTTACGACCTGCTTCGTAGGATGTATCACCATACCGAGTTTCTCCGCGTTGTCACTCCAAATATTAACATCTGGCATTTTGCTCATCGCCAGTACCGCGTCATCACCAAGGACTAAGGTCTCTTGAATGCCTTCGTGCGATAAATACGCAATGTATTGTGTTAATAACATGTTACAGACACTATCCACTAATTGGGTAAACCAACTCCCACTTGGTACACCTCTCTTCCTTCCTTTGTATATACGCAGATCAGGCATGAGGATTGGACAAGTGCGGAAGTAGCGAGTTACTACCTGCCAAATAGTCTCATCGACAAAATCGAAGTGTCCTTTGAGAATATCGAACGCCGCAGCGATGACTCGCGCAGGAACGGTACTATCAAACTTCGACCAATCCAGACAGTACTGGACAGGACTGTAGGAAAGATTCGCTAAACGACCCGTCAAACCAGAAGATGTGTACCCCATCGCGAATGGAGTTTCACACTTCTTGAGTGCCGCCATTAGAGGAATCATGAATGTTCCTTCTAATAGTGTCATTGATAACGGATATCCCCACACCAAACGGGTTTTGCCCACTTGGGTCCTGTAGTATGCGACACATGGTGGAGGTGCAACCCTCCCCGTGGCTATAGCCTTCGCTCTACCTAAGTCTTTAACGAGAGCCTCACCCTTACGTTGGAATAAAGGTGCGCCTGAACTCTTCTCAACTTTATCAGTCAATTGGATTTCGTTACAGACTTCATCAAGCGAAGCAGGTTTCAATCTACCTATACATGCGAACGCATTCCGCGTGTTTCGGTACGCGAAGTCGAAGGCTTCACGATCCCACCTAATCTCTGGGTCTTTCCAATAGTTGAAGAACTGTTCATTAAACAAATTCTCCTTCTTATATTCAGATCGAGCAGGTGGAATATCTATTCCCAGCTTCTCTAAATAAGAGACAGCGGCCTTGTCATAAATTCTACCATTATCTGTATGAGCAGAAAGGTACTTAGATATGATTTGGTCAGTCGCACGCCAGTCACAATGAGGAATTTGCTCTAGCTGAGCCAGCGTCTTGGCATCCAACGCCAGATTGTGATTCACCATAGGTTACTCCTAAGCGTGCACTTTACGTTGTGAACGGACTATTCATGAACCTAACCCTCTGTTGTCAAGCAGGAGCTAGTCGGGTGTGAGCTCACCCTACGTGGTCCCTTAACCAATCAAGTTTACGAACTACCGTGTCACTGACAAACGATGTTTACGAACAACCGGATTCTTAATCAAGCAAGTGGCTCCACTAACGAGGTTACTTAACCACTGAGTCTAACGTGATCAACGGATAACTTTATCAAGCAGCATTTCTGCGTGGTCACTTAACCAATCAGACATCTTAGTCAATCACATTAATAACGTTAATGAATCGCATTGACTCAATGAACGAATGATTTACATATCTTGAAATCATATAAGCTTTTGAAGAAGGG